TGAAACATTGGCTGGCAAATTCAGCACCCTTATCGACAACATTACAGTTCTAGCTCAAAACATTGGTGAAGTTTTAGCGCCAGTCTTAAAAGAAATTCTAAGCATTGCAAATAATGCTTTGAGCAGCATAAATCGTCTATTTACAAGCGAAATATCACGCAAGCTTTCTCTTGGACGCCTTGCATTGCTTGATCCTGGTGGCACGCTCACCGACCTCAAAAATTTAACAAACACTGTGTTGTCAGTAAATGTCGGCACAATGTCAAGTGAGGGGTCCGTCGTTGCGCTTTCAAATGAACTTAAAGCATTGCAAAGACAAGCTGAAGAGGTAGGCGCAAGTATTAACCGGTCAAGGGTTTTTAAAGTAACCTCCGAGGAAAAGGAAGCTTTTGAAGGTCTTCAGGGGGCTATTCAATCCCAGATTGAAGCATTAGGACTACGGCAAAAACTTTTACAAGAAGTCACCAAGCCAGATACCAGCCCAATCCCAGTACCTGAACTTTTAAAGCGTACACAAACAACAACAACAACAACAAAGAAGTCACCTGAGCAGATTGCTCTTGAAAAAGCAGAGGCAGTAAACGCTAGATTAGTAAGGCAAGCGCAAAACCGGCTTGTAACTGAACGCGAGATTGTCAACAATCGCCAAGAAGAAACTAGGCACCTAATTCTTGCGGCCGAAAAAGGACAAGAATTTGCCGACTTCACTCAACGAGTTCTTGACCTTGTAAAACAAGGCATTTCTTTTGACGAAGCCTTCAAGCTTGAAAAGGCTAACCTTGACGCTCAGCGGTTTACGGCAGAATTAGAAAGGCAAAAGCAATTTGCCGCAGAGATAGGCCAAACCATTGAGCAGGGCATCACGGGCGCAATCATGGGCGCTATTGAAGGCAGCAAGTCGTTGAGCGAATCCTTAACAGGCATCCTGCGTCAGCTTGGCGGAATGTTCTTAAGCGCGGGCATTGGAAGCTTTGGGACTGCTGCCAACCCAGCGGGTTCTGGGCTACTTGGGTCTTTATTCGGCAAAAGAGCAAATGGCGGCACCGTGCGAGGTGGGCGTTCTTATGTGGTTGGCGAGCGTGGCCCCGAGCTATTTACACCAGGCCGCACAGGCAGCATCGCTCCAAATAAAGCAATAGGCGGCAGCACTAGCATCGTCGTCAACGTCGATGCGTCTGGCACGGAAGTTCAGGGCAACCAAGGCGGTGCCGACCAGCTTGGCCGCTTGATTGGTGCGGCGGTACAGGCAGAATTGATTAAGCAGAAACGACCTGGAGGACTTCTTACCCGCTGATGGCCACTTTCCCTTCGATCAATCCAACGTATGGGGCGAGCAAGCGTAGTCGTCCCAAAGTCCGTAACGTCCAGTTTGGAGATGGTTTTTCGCAGCGCCTAAGATACGGCCTCAACCAAGATCCCAAGCAATGGAATTTGACGTTTGAGGTTTCAGAAACTGACGCCGATACGATTGAATCATTCCTTGAAGCACGTGCTGGTGCGGAAAGTTTTGACTGGTCCCCACCGGACGAAACTGAAACCTATAAATGGATTTGCCAAGACTGGTCGAAGTCCATACCGTATCTGAACAGGGCAACGATCACTGTTACGTTTCAGCAGGTGTTTGAGGCATGAGCGAACTTTTTGAAAATCTACTTACGTCTAGTCCGTTTGCAATCATTGAGCTGTTTCAGCTCCAGCTAGATGCTGACATTCACGGCAGTGATACAACCCATTATTTTTTTAGCGGGGTCAACCAAAAGACAACTTCAGGGCAAATAATCTTTGCGGGCGAAACTTACATTGCATTGCCTATCGAGGCGGACGGCTTTGAATACAAGGGTGATGGAACGTTGCCACGCCCAAGTATGCGGATAGCGAACACTGACAGTTTTGTTAGCGCAATCTTGCTGGCTGTGAATGAGACGACGCCAGGCAACGACTTGACTGGAGCAAAACTGACGCGGATCAGAACTTTGAGCCGCTTCCTGGACGCATCTAATTTTGACAGCAATACAAACCCTTACGGAACGCCTGACCCTACGTCTACCGGCGAGATGCCTAGAGAGGTTTATTTTGTTGATCGCAAGGTTGCTGAAAATCGAGATCTAGTTGAATTTGAGCTGGTGTCAATATTTGACATGGAAGGCGTGACTGCTCCGCGTCGCATTGCTCTAGACAATATTTGCCAGTGGACATATCGCGGCCCTGAGTGTGGCTATACAGGCGCTGAATTTACGGAAAACGACGTTTCTGAAGTAACTGAAGCTGCTCCTAACCTTACGTTTAACACTGGTGATAACCAGTTAACTGCAGGCAGTCAGATAGAAGACGGCGAACAACTTGTATCGTCGAATGGCTGGTATCGCTTGCGTGTTCAGCCTGATGGCAACCTTGTTATTTACGACAAAGCTGGCACTGCCGTATGGGATCACGGGAACGGCGTGCGGAGCCCCCAAGGTGACGGAAATTATCACCTAATTATGCAGGTTGATGGAAACCTTGTTATGTATAACACGGACACGAGAGAAGTAATTTATAGCAGCAATACTGACCTTAAAGGCGCTGTATCAGCTTTGTCGTTTACAGGTTTTTATCCGGCAGATATAAACATCGGCCGCCGTGGGGCGTTCGGGCATGAAATCAATAATGGTGCTCCGGCATCGCTTACTTCCACAAATACAGAGAGAAAAACTTTTACGCTAGGGACGCGAACGTTAACCGTAGATCTTGCGTTTACAGCTCAAGATCTTCCAGACGATCACTTCAGCGGAGCCGCATTTAACTGGAGCGAGCCGACGGTAACGTTTGTTAGTTCAACAGGGTTGTTCAATCGGAATGAGACTGTCAACTTAAACGTCAGCGTTGGCAGCGGGAATGATTTTCGCGATACACCTGAGGGTGTGCTGACCACTGTTGGCATTGCCGTGCAAATTACAAATACAACGGGCTATACCAACAATGTTGCCCAGCTTGGCAACGCTGGCAAGCTCAAAATTTACGTCACGGATGTTGGAAACACTGAAATTGATCTAAACGGCATTTACATTGCTGATGAACCAACGATTACTACAACAACAAATCTTCCCCCTGAAGACACTTGCGGAAAGCGGTTAAGTAGCTGCCACCGTCGTTTTGGATCGGATGCAAATGGGCTACCGTTTGGATCATTCCCGTCACTTGGTCGAAACATCGGATGACGCACTGGAAAGCTGACGCACTTACTCATGCGTTAGAGGAGTCACCACGCGAAGCGTGCGGTTTGGTGGTTGTAGTCAAAGGTCGTGAACGTTATTGGCCTTGCAAAAACTTGTCCGACGACGGTGATTTTTTTCTGTTGTGCCCAGATGATTACGCCGAGGCTGAGGAGGCTGGTGAAATCACAGCCGTCTTCCATAGTCATCCCAAGTCATTGGCTATCGCTAGCGACGCAGACCGCATGAGTTGTGAAAAGTCTGGATTGCGTTGGTACATCTGCAATCCAGGTTCTGGGACGTGGTGCAGCATTGACCCCAGTGGCTATAAGGCCCCTTTGATTGGCCGTCAGTGGGTCTGGGGCGTGTCTGACTGCTGGACGCTTGTCCGGGATTGGTATCAGGAAGAGCGAGGCATCAAGCTGCGTGATTGGGAGCGTCCCAAGAACAACATGGCGTTTGATGCTGACCCGATGTTTGAGCGTTGCTTTGAGGAGACGGGTTTTGTTGACGCAGAAACCAGTCAGCCGCAGGCAGGGGATTTGGTGTTCATGCGTTTAGGCGATTCGCTTGGCTTAAACCATGTTGGCGTTTATGTAGGTGAGCAACGGCTTTTGCATCATGTAAAGGGTCGCCTGTCTAGCCGAGACATCTGGGGCGGCTATTATCAAAAGAACACCGGCCGCATCGTCCGTTACCAAGGGGGGCAGTGAGATGATGCGTGTGATCAAGGTCTACGGAAAGCTTGCGAAGCACCTTGGTCAGCGCAGCTTTAAGGCTGTGGCACGCACCCCTAGCGAGGCTGTCAAATTCTTGCTTGCTAATTTTCCAAGTCTTCGCTCTGTATTGAGCGAGGGCGAATATATGGTTTCTGTTGGGAGGCACCAACTGCCATTAGGCGATCACCCTGAATATGCTGGTTATCCACTGGCAGGATCAGAGCCAATACGGATCGTGCCTGTCGTTAGTGGTGCGGGCGGCAACACAGGATCGATTGTTGCAGGTATTGCGCTAATCGGCGCATCATTCTTGTTCCCTGGAGCAGGGATGTTTGGAGCGGGTATGGGAGTTTTTGGGCCACTTGCTCCAGGGGCAATAGGAACGCTGACCACTGTTGGAACAGCATTAAGCGCTGTTGGTGCAGGTTTGGTGCTTACAGGCATTGCAGGCATGATTTCGCCTACTCCTAAGACACCAGAGATGGACTCCGACCCAAGGGAAAACTTCAGTTTTAGTGGGGTGCAGAACGTTGCACGTTCCGGCGTTGTTGTTCCTGTCATCTATGGCGAGGTAGTCACAGGCAGCATTACGATTTCTGCTGGCTTAAACACTGAGGAGATTTGATATGGCTGATAAGTGGCTTGCTGGAGCGGGCGGTGGTGGCGGCGGCGGCGGTAAAGGCGGCTCCGGTGGCGGCGGATCTGCTGACGTTGCAAAAGACAATCTTGATTCAACTCAGATAGCAAGAATTATTGACTTGCTTGGTGAGGGCGAGATTGAAGGCTTCCCATCGGCAAGTCAATACACAAGAGGCACTGCAACGTATGACATTGCAGCCTTAAAAGATGTTTTCTTTGACAACACTCAGGTCTTGCGTGACGGTGCAGATCCTGCGAATGCCCAGGCTTCTGACTATAACTTTGACGTTACGACCGACGCTGCCTATGAGTTTCGTTATGGAACTCAGGACCAAGCAGCCTTAAGAGATCTTGGCGTCCTTAATCAGACGACAGTGCAGGTTGGGGTCAAGGTCGTTAAGGATACGCCTGTCACCCGCACGATTACAGACACAGATGTGACTGAGTTTCGCGTAACTGTCGGAACCCCAGCCCTGCAAATTTTCAGGAAAGGCGGAGATGTTGATGGAGCAAAGATTCAATATGACATTGAAATTTCATACGCCGGTGGTGCGTTTACCAGCACGGGTCCGTTTACGATAAAAGGTCGAACCAATGATCTTTTTCAGAGAAAGCATTTATATGAAGTTGGTGGCAGCTTCCCTATTGCCGTTCGTGTCAAGCGCATAAGCGATGACGCCGCAGCTTCAGGCGAAGAAGACGACACCGAGCAGAGTGATTTTTTCTTTTACGATTACACCGAGAAGGTCAACTACAGAACGCGGTATCCAAACAGCGCATTATTTGGTCTAAAAATTAACGCACAACAGTTTTCACAAATTCCGCGTCGTTCATATCGTGTCCGTGGGCTAAGGGTTCAAATTCCGCACAACGGCACTGTTCAGTCTGACGGGCGTATTGTTTACAGCGGCACCTTCAACGGATCTTTAGGCGCGGCAGTTTGGACCTCAGACCCTTGTTGGTGCTTATACGATCTTCTCGTCAATAAACGCTATGGGCTCGGCAATCATGTCGTTGCAGCAGACCTAGACGTTTACAGCTTTTATGCCGCCTCTCAGTACTGCAACGAACAGGTTGACGACCTGAACGGCGGCGTTGAGCCAAGATTTAGTTGCAATGTTGTTCTGCAGACGCAGCAGGATGCCTACAAGTTAATTGGGCAAATGTGCTCTGTTTTCAGGGCAATGCCGTTTTGGGAAGCTGGAACGCTTGCTTTTGCGCAAGACCGCCCAGAAGACTATCTCTATGTTTTTAATCAGACGAACGTCACGGAAGCTGGTTTCACATATTCAGGCTCTAGCCGCAAGACGCGATTCACCTGTGTCTCTGTGAAATGGTTTGATACTGATGTTCGCGATTATCAGTACGAGCTAGTTGAAGACGAAGCAGGAATCAAAAAGTTCGGCTATGTGAAGACGTCGATTGATGCCTTTGCTTGTACGAGTCAGGGCCAAGCGCGAAGACTTGGTGAATGGTTGCTATACACAAACTCCGAGGAGACTGAGGTTGTTTCTTTCGACACTGATCTAGCTGCTGGCATCACTGTTCGACCAGGTGATCGCATCAAAATTGGCGACCCAGTGCGAGCTGGTCAATCAGTATCTGGCCGTTGCATTGCTGGCTCAACAACAACATCAATCAAGCTGAGCCGAAGCGACACCGACTTGTTCGGTGGTGCAGCGCCTTCTAGTTTTACTATCAATGTTGTTTTACCTGATGGCAGTTTAGGCATTGCTGCAGGGTCTACGATTGTCGGCAACACTGTTACGACTGGCTCTGCATTAAGTCTTGCGCCCACAGAAGGCGCACCGTTTTCGATTGGTTTTACTGGGCTGAATCTCAGCACTTGGCGCGTTGTTTCTGTCACTGAAAACAGTGGTGGCACTTATACCGTCACAGCTTCTGCATACAACAGCAATAAGTATGCACATATTGAGCGCAACCAAATTCTGGAACGCCGGGATGTAAGTAACCTCAACGACCCACCGGAAGCTCCAACCAACCTGCAGTGCAGTGAAATTCTGTATGAAAGCGCCGGTTCGGTGTTGCAGAAACTGATCATCAACTGGCAGTCTGCAGTTCGGGCCACTTCTTATGAGGTAGGCGTCAGTGTTAATGACGGCAACTTCAAGCGCGAGATCACCAGAACGATTGACCTAGAGGTGCTGAATAGCAAGGTTGGCACTTATGAAATTGAAGTTGTTGCTATTGGTCCGACAGGCAAGCGGTCACAGCCTGCGACATTGACGTTTGCGGCGGTTGGTAAAACTGCCCCGCCTGCCAACATTGCTAGCCTCAACATTTCGCCTGTTGATGCTCATACAGCCGAGCTGTACT